GCTAATCACGTGACTAGGCGTAAATCACTGGTCCTGTATGGAGAGAGCCAACTAGGGAAAACCCTATGGGCTCGTTCTTTAGGACCACACCTATACTTCGGTGGAATCTACTCTGGAGAGGAAGCGATGAGAATGGACGAGGCAGAATATGCGATTTTTGATGACATTGCAGGAGGGATCAAGTTCTTTCACATGTTCAAACAGTGGTTTGGTTGTCAATGGGAGATCTCTGTCAAGAGACTCTACAGAGACCCCAAGCTCATGGTATGGGGTAAGCCAAGCATATGGCTGGCTAACACTAATCCCCTTTTGGAGATGTCACCTGAGGACGCGAATTGGATGGAGGCAAATTGTATATTCGTTGATCTACGTGAGAAGATTTACTTCTCATGCCAGTAGAACGTGGCGTTAGGTTGGAATCTAAGTACATCTGTTTCTGTCGAACCAGTCGCAACTTGGAATATGTCATAGACATAGTAATCTCCTGCTCCACGTCTGCCTGAAGTACTAAGAGCGGTAGGCAGGATCTGGAACCCAGCTTCTTCATCATTGTAAACGATGGTTTTATTCATTGGATGCCACATCTTGATGGTTTGCGACATTCCTGCGTCATTGTTGGATCGCAACGTCATACATTTGTCATAGACGGGAAGGATGTGGTCTGTGTCCACTGGGGCAGTGAAACGATCGAGCCAATCAACGTTCTCGGTACCCTTGAAGATGTACTCGGAGGGGAAGCCAGTACCAATTGCATTGGACAGTCTGACCATGCCGAGAGTGCTGTCGAATCGGAAGAATTGAGAAGTGGCGGGGTCGATTGCGTCACCATAAATGGCGTCACCTTTGAGCCAGAAGCAGATTCTACGCCATCTCCATGGTCTGGCGGTGCTTGTCTCAAACAGAATGTTTTCTTTAAGACCTTTTGCAAAGATCTCACTTCTCTTCCTCAGTGGCGAGAGCGCTGCTCCCTTAACACCTGTATTCTCCTCTGCAGGACGTGCTGTAGGAATCCATATAGAAGAATAGAAAGTCCCAGTACCACCAACCATATCTTTAGGTTGAGCGATTCCCGTGCCGGAGCCTGCCGGGTTGGTTTCGTCCACGTTCGTGTAACTAAGCATGGTGTCCCGGCATTTACGGGTTGTGATGTCCAAGATGCGGCGGCGCGGCATCTTTCTCGATCGGCGGCGATACGAGCGGCGCGTGACGTAACGTCTGGCGCGCGTGACTCTTTTAGTGGAACGGCGGGCATAACGGCGTCTGCGTGACCCACCGTAGCGGGCTGTGGCAATTGGCATGATGAAATTGAGGGATTTAAAAATCGCGCAACGAGGGGGGGAGGGGGGTATATATAGACAGTCAGGGGTGGCTGCTGACTGCTTTGCTATAATATTACTTTCGCAAAGCAGTCTTCTCAGTCAATTACGTCATATGACCTTTCGTCTTCAGAACGCCAAATATGTCCTCCTCACCTATGCACAATGTGGAGACCTCGACCCTTGGAAGGTTAGCGATCATCTGTCAACACTTGGAGCTGAATGCATCGTGGGACGAGAGTCTCATGCTGATGACGGAGTTCATCTCCATGTATTCGCTGATTTCGGACGGGAGTTTTCAAGTCGAAGGACTAATGTATTCGATGTGGGAGGCTACCACCCTAACATCGAGCGAGTTGGAAAGACTCCATGGAAGGCGTATGACTACGCTATCAAAGATGGTGACGTCGTCGCAGGCGGGGCTGAGCGGCCTCTTGAACCGAGCGGAAAATCAGGTCGGACGTCTGATTCTACGTGGAGTCGAATCCTCCAGGCAGAGAGTGCTGAGGAGTTTTTCAGCCTATGCGCAGAATTGGCTCCAGAGCATTATGTCCGTTCATTTGGAAGTATCCAACGTTACGTGGACTGGAGATATCGTCCAGTTGTTGAACCCTACCGCACTCCAGAAGGGATCGGGTTTAGCATTGAAGGAGTTGAGGGACTCGTTGAGTTCGTCAGTCAAGCTCGGCTGGGATCTGGACCACTGGCAGTAAGGTATGTTTGCACGACATCTTGCATCCTACGCTCGTTCCTCGCTTCGGAGCGCCAGAAAGGAATCATCCTAGGCGCTGCGCTTGGCTTAAGGGCAGGTGCCTCGCGCCTCCTGGCACCCCTCCCTCGGGGGCTCGGGGGGGCCCCCCACTCGTTGCTGTACTCAGTCTGAATTGAAGCTAATCACGTGACTAGGCGTAAATCACTGGTCCTGTATGGAGAGAGCCAACTAGGGAAAACCCTATGGGCTCGTTCTTTAGGACCACACCTATACTTC